ATCAGTGATATGAAAGGATCCACCATTATGGGATTTCATCTTGGTGGAAAAGGAAGAATTGGTGGATGTGGTACTTTGACTTTGGATCAAGTTAACTACGCCATCAGTGAATTGTCTTCAGTCGATGGAGTTGTTCTCTCTGCCTCAAATGGAGAATTAAATCCTAATATGGGAGATTTTCCAACGGAAACGTTTGGAAAACCCATTTTTGAAGGGGATGAAATTCATCCAAAAAGTGCAGTGAACTTTTTGACTGAAGGAGCTTGTATCGATGTATATGGAAAAACTAGTGGAAAAGCCACACCTAAAAGCAATGTTTCTCCGACTATTATGTCTGAGAGTGTTGAAAGGGTGTTTGGTGTACCTCAGAAATGGGGGCCACCAAAGATGAAGGGAAAGGGAAGATACCCTTATCAGGCTACACTAATTCACGCTGCTGTCCCAAGTTTACCGATTGGAAGTGTTTTGGCAAAATCTGTTAGATCCATCAAGGAATTGACTACTGGATTGAAACAGAAAATACCAGAACTCTTCGACGTAAAACCATTGTCGAGAGTTGCCACAGTTTGTGGAATGATTGGAGTCAAGTTTATTGATCCGATGAACTTCTCATCTTCTCCTGGTTTTCCGTTATCTGGATCGAAACATCCGCTGTTAGTGGATTTAGAACCTGAAGATTATCCGGAAATTGGTAAGCCCCGCACCTTTGTTCCCGAAGTGTGGGCTGAATTCGATAAGATTGTTGCCATTTTGCGTGAAGGCAAAAGATGTTACATGATTTGGAAGTCATGCTTGAAGGATGAACCAACCAAGTTGACCAAAGATAAAGTTAGAGTATTTCAAAGTGCTCCACTAGTCTTACAGTTGCTTGTGAGGATGTATTTCCTTCCAATCGTTCGAATTATTCAAATGAATCCAATTCTCTACGAATGCGCCGTTGGTGTAAACGCAGAGGGTTTGGAATGGGAAGAACTCTGGGAAGCCGCCATGAGTAAAGGCAAAGATCGTGTTCTTGCTGGTGATTACAGTAAATACGATGTTAGGATGCCTGCTCAAGTTACAATCGCAGCATTTGATATCTTAATTGATATTGCTGAGAAATGTGATGGATACACTGATGAAGACATTCATTTGATGAAGATGATTGTGCATGAAATTGTGTACCCAGTGATGGCTTACAATGGTGATTTGATTCAGTTGTTTGGAACTAACCCTTCAGGTCAGAACCTTACAGTCATCATCAATTCCTTGGTTAATTCTCTACTGCTGAGAAGCTGTTTCTTTACGATTTATCCTGAAAAGGATTTCAAAGAGAACTGTGCTTTCTTGACATATGGAGATGATGTTATTGGAACTGTTGAAGAATCATGTGATAAATTCACTCACATTACTTATGCTGAGTGGTTGTCAGAACATGATATGAAGTTCACCATGCCAGATAAGGAATCGACACCGACACATTACATGACGGAAAAGGATGTTGATTTCTTGAAACGCAGTTGTGTATTTAATGAAGATTTGGGACAAAAAGTTGGATTACTATCTGAAGAGTCCATCTTTAAACGTCTTCATGCACATTTGCTTTCGAAGGAGCTTACACTTGAGATGCACAGTGCTCAGAACATTGAAAGTTCTTTGCATGACTGGTTTTATTATGGTCGTGATGTATTTGAAGATAGGCGTGAAAAGCTCCGTCAAGTCGCACAGGAATGCGAAATCGAGCACCTGTGCCCTGCTCTTGAAGTCTCTTATGATAAGCGTGTCAATCATTGGCGCCACAAATATCTTGGAGAAGAACTTGAAGAGGAGGAAGAAATCGTAAGTTTGGAGTAGACACTTTGAGTCTACTCGCCCAGTTAACGGTCTGGGTACCACGGTAAAGCAAAACCGTGTGTGTATATATGGATACCGAATTTTATACAATATTTGTGTATTTTTGTGTGTAGAATTTAGGCTTTGTACATATAGGTGCTCCACCCTTGGAGTACCCCTGTTTAGGGGAAGGATTGGCCATCCTATTGTAAACTACACCACTCCTAGCACTGAGCAATGCTTGGAGATTGTAAATACCGCTTACTAAAAATGTAAATAATGTAAATAAACCGGGTACTATTATGTATCCAACAATTTTTGAAGTCCTGACTGATCTGAAAAAGTATAAGATCAATCCTAATCGTTTTGACAAACTATGGCATAAACACAGGTGGGAATTAGGAAAACACGTTTCGTATTTTGACGGAATGGAGATTCCTCCCAAATCTGTGGGTCGCTATAATTGTATAGGCGAAGATGGAGAGCTCTACACTATTTTGGAGACGCAAAGTGGAACCACTGAAGACAACACAATTTTTCAAGTAGCTAACCAAGCTACGTACGAGAACGTGCAATTTTCTGATCAGCACGATCCGTATATGTATGATGTTGATTCTACAATGGATCCCACACGTTCGATGCAGGATGCGAACGATGCCTCACTAGCAAATTTCTTTTCCCGTCCAATTAAGATTGCGGAAGAAGAATGGTCTACCAGTGCCAATTTGAATTTTGACTTGGACCCTTGGAGTTTGTACTTTGATAACCCCAGGGTTGCTAACCGTTTGAATAACTTTTCTTTGATGAAAGCAAATCTCAAAGTGAAAGTTGTCATTAACGGCAATGGTTTCCAATATGGTCGTATGTTAGTGAGTTACCTTCCTTTTGATGTCTATGATACGTTGTCGACGAATGCAGCATTAATCCGCGAGGATTTGGTGCAAGCTAGTCAGCAACCGCACATATTTTTGAATCCAACCACTTCTACTGGAGGAGAAATGAAACTTCCGATGTTCAATTATCAGAACTATTTCGAAGTTGTCGAATCTCAGTGGAGTGAAATGGGTCAATTATACTTTAGAACATTGAATTCCCTTAAACATGCTAATGGTGCTACTGACGTAGTCACTATAACTGTGTTTGCTTGGGCTGAAGATGTTGCTATGAGTGTATTGACTTCTGTGGATCAAGACACATTGACGCCTCAATCTGGTGAAATTGAGACTGCAAATAAAGAAGGTATGATAAGTGGCCCTGCCACTTCAGTGGCTAAATTCGCTGCCTATTTGAAAGGTGTTCCATATATAGGACCCTTTGCTACTGCAACGGAAATTGGTTCCAATGCAGTTGCAACAATGGCAAAAATATTTGGTTACTGCCGACCGCCAATCACCAAAGCGCCAGAACCTTATCGACCAACTCAAGTAAGTTCGTTAGCATTGACTAATGTGCCTGATAATGCACAAAAGTTAACAGTTGACGACAAACAAGAGTTGACCATAGATCCGCGTATTACCGGTATAGGGCCTTCAGATCCATTTAATATCCGAGAGATTGCTAAGAGAGAATCATATCTCACTACTTTCAGTTGGAATATTGGAACTGCGCCCGATACTTTGTTATGGAATGCACGACTTGACCCGTGTACTTGGGCTGAAAATGCTGGACCTCCTACTTCTTTACACTTCCCTGCTTGTGCAATGGCTGCTTTGCCATTTCAGCATTGGAAGGGTTCTATGAAATTTAGGTTTCAGATTGTCTGCTCGAGTTTTCACAAAGGTCGTTTGAAGTTCGTGTATGATCCCAATTTTATTGCAAACAATACATATTTGGGTTTCTCCGAGTA